TGTCCCAGTCTTCATACTGTACTCGTAGTAAGTCTTGTTGCTCATTCCAGTAAGCTTCGAATTGAGCCTGCTGCGTTTGCTGTTGAAGCTGTTGTGCTTGCTGGTTCATCTGAGCTTGGTGGTTGATAGTCTGTTGTAGTTGAAGTAGACGGTAGTGTAGATCACGCTTCTGCCCCTCATCAGTAGTACGTTGATACTCTTGTTGAAGTTGGGTGTACTGTCGTTGTTCTGCACTAACGTTTTGAGCTAGAGCTTGGTTTAGTTGTTCAAGCTTACCTTGATACTCAGCCTCTAAGTCTTTAGCTCGCTTAGCATCAGCTTGACGTTTACGTGTATAGTCATTGTGTCGAAGGTAACCTTTGTGAAGTTCCTCAGTGGTAACTTCTACTGTTTCACCATCTACCTCAATCTCCCATACATCATCTTCCTCAGAGTCTTCTGATTCTTCACCTTCCTCTTCCAGATCGTCATCTTCAGATTCTAGTTCTTCCTCTTCATACTCCTCAGACTCAAGAGTATCTTCATACTCCTGATCCACAACCTCGTCTACACTAACATTATCAAGTTGTTCAGTCTCCTGAGCTTGTTCACGATTAGCGGCTAGTTGTGCAACAGCCTGATCAATTGTCAGTCCTGCATTAGGGTTGTTGACATCAGACATAATAAAACTCCTAGTTGTCGTTGTTACTCATCATAGTTGTTGTTAGGGATTTCTACTTCTTTGTAAAGTTCAGAAGCAGCTCTAACTCTTAGTAGTTGGACAGAGTGGTAAAGGAAGTAAAGATCTTCCCTCTCCTTAGTTTCATCCATCCTCGTATTAACAATACTAGTTTGAAGAGTAGATTCTACATCATCCATCCACTCATTAAACTTCTTAAAGGTTACGATGTCGTTATCTTTACTCATAGTTGTTATCCTTGTAGTTAGAAAAAGGGCTACCCCGAAGAGTAGCCAAGAGCGTAACGACAACGCTTAACTGTTAGCGAGATCACCATCACGCGGATTAGGTACGTTGGTATCACCAATAGAAACTCTACGACCTTGCTCTAGTTCCATCTGTAACTCAGCAATGTTAGTAGCGTACTTAAGTTCGTACTCAGCTCTGTCAATGTCTACCTTCTGTTGGTCAATGTCTAACTCTCTTTCCTTAACTGCTGCTTCCCTATTCCTTACAGCAATCTCTTCACGTTTAATTGCTGCTTCTTCCTGAGCTTTCTTAGCATCCAATTCTAGCTTCTGTTGCTCTAGTTGAAGCTTAATCTGTTCAGGAGTAGGCTGTGCTCTCTTCTGTTCTAGTGCAGCTTGAGCTTGCTTAGACTCAGGAGAGTTAGGGTTAAGCCAGAATAGGTGAGGCTCATCAAAGCCAGAGTTCTTAGTTATCGCTACTAAGGAATTGTAGACAGTCTCATAATCAAACAAAATACCTTCCATTCCTTGTTGAGCTAAAGAAGTAGTAAGGTTAAGCATCATCTGTGAAGCCATTACCTTCTCTGCTACCTTACCATCACCAATACCAGCTACAGGAGTAATACGATAATCCTTACGCCAGTGAGTAGGGTTAGTAGTAACAAAGTCACCTCGTACTTGGAACATAACCTCTTGATCTTGGTGAAGAAGAGTTAGCTTGTAAATGTTCCTAAACAGTTTAGAGAAGGAGTGAGCTAGCACTCTAGCAATCAACTCTTGCTTCTGTTCTGCTGCTGACATGACATCAGCTACTGCACTACCAGCTTGGTTACTATGTAAGATGCTAGAATCCATTCCTCTAGTTGTCTTGGAGATACCAGTACGGTTATCTTTTAGAGTATCTAAGTACTCTAACATAGTAAAGTTTTCAGTAGGCAAAGCAGGTGTATCTAACTGCTTGATAGCTCCTGCCATCTTAGTTCGGATTACTCCACCTAACCTATTGTTAAGTAGATCATCCATATTAACCTGACCTTCTAACACTTCGTATCTACCATTGTTCATGGTGTACATGTTATCTAGTAGGTTACGCAGTAATGAAGTCTTGATCTTCTGAATGTCTTTCAGTTGATCATACATACTCAACCCATAGAACTTGTGAGCAATAATGTGAGTACGGAAGTCAGTGAATAGTGGCTCATCGTAACGTTCATTAAGCAGTAGGTTACCATCTGCTACTACTACTCGTCTTCGTTCAGCGATACCATCACCATCGAAGTCTACTAATGTAACACCTTCGATTACTTCTACTTTCTCCTGACTATCTTCCTGAGGCCAAGAGACTGTACCTGTTCCTTGGAATTGAGCATTGTCGTAAGAGTTACGTGCTCGTGTAATAGAGTTACCATTACCACCAGATAACCAAGTAGTGTTAGTTGCATCTAACCCTTGTACCATCTCAGCATCGTAGCCCATAGATACTAGCTCTGACCTAGACACTAGCCTACGGTGTCCAACGAAGCTAGCTTCATCTACTGTTGCTGACCAAGTATCAATGATGAACTCTTCAGGTGGGATAGCTTCTACCATCAACTCCTTGCACACTACCTGACGACTAATCTCAATATCGTAAGTACCTTCTGGTAATGCAGTTTGAGCTAGGAGTTCTACTCCGTCCTCTAGTAAGATAAGAGCAATCTGGTCTTGTGATAGGCCTGAGAAACTATCAAACTCTACTTTGATCTTCTCTTGGTAGTAGTGCTTCATGATACCATTCTTAGCTAAGAGGGAGTCTTGAATCACTGAGTAAGTGTTAAGGAAGCCATCGTTCTTAACATTGTATAAGTAATTACAGTAGTCTTGTGCTTGCTTAGCTACTTCAATGTCGTCCTTAGTTTCAGGTACGAACTGAACTACTTCTTTGCCTCCTGCGAAGATACGCATCAATGAAGGCATTAGCCAATCTACTGCATCTGCTACGTCCTTAGACACTACTGAAGATCTACCTTGGATCTCATTCCCTAAGGGTTCTCCATAGTAATACTTAATAGACTTTTCAATCTGTCCTGAAAGCTTAGATTGTTGATAGTCTAAACCTTCTGTAACATAACTATCAATGACAGTAAGTAGATCCTCTTCTGTCATAGGTTTCAATTCATCTGCCATAGATAATTCCTGTTGTATTTATGAGGATTATAACATATAAAAGTAAATTGTCAACCCTGCTAAACTACTCCTTGCCAATGTACTGGTTCCCAATTAGGATCATCCCATGTCTGGTTACCAATCTGGCCTGTAGTTCCAAACCTGTCTAAGCTTAGGAAAGCATAACGACTAGCACTGATCATGTCATCATCTAGTGCTATAACCTTACCGTTGTCTCTGTGGTAGGTTGCTTTCTCTTGTAACCATTTACGACAAGTGGAGAAGACTTTTAACTTCCCTTCCTGCATCTTAGTAAGCATCCAATGTAGTCCATACTCCACTGAATTACCACCGGATTTACCATCTGAGGAAGGTGGATTAGAAAAGGTATGAGGTAGTGCATGGATTCCTTGAGCCTCGTATAGTTTAATGAACTGCTTACCACTTCCACCAGCATCATGCTTAAAGGCATCATGGGGGAACTGACAAGGGATTGTATCTCCACCCATAGCTCTAATACCAACAGCATGCATTGGGATAGTTTGCTTACGTTCAGAGTACTCATCAATCAAGTAGTAAGTATTGTTAGCTGGATCTTTAGTTACCATAGCTGCACCGTTAGGGTGATCAAACCCTAGGTCAATACCTATCAGCTTAACCCAGTGGCTAGGGATCTCGAAAGGATCAACTATAATATCATCATCAGCAATAGGGAAGATTACACCTGAACCTAGTGATGGTACACCCTTACTCCTCATCTCTCTTTCCATAGGAGAGTACACTGAGAGTAGCTGCTCTTTGGTAGCTTCATCCAAGTGAGGAGCATCATCCCAGCTAGCAGTAATCATGAACTGTCCATTCTTAATGTCATTCATGAAGTCATTTACTAGAGGAGTAAGTCCATGCTCAGGAGTAAAGGTCATGTAGGTGATACCATTAGTGGTAGCAGTACGAGTAATACACTGGGTAAATACATCCTGAGGACATTCCTCATCTAGCCAGATTAAATCAATAGCTGTCCCCATGAACTTGTCTTGGGACATCTCATAAGACTTAAAGGTTAGGATGCTTTGTCCACCACTGACATGCTTAACTACTACTGACTCTATTGCATTAGGTGTACCTACTTTGTTTACTGTACGTACAATACAATCCAAAGGGATAGCAGCAGAACCCCATGCACTAGGGTCTACTGGATTCCCTAGGAGTTCTGCTTGAAGGATATCACGAGTCGTTACTGTAGAGATACCAGCAGCCCAAGCCATGATAGGTTTATCAAACTTATAACCATCCCACCAATCTGGATATAAGCCAGTAAGGTGACAAGCCATAATGAAAGCACCAGTGTAGGTCTTACCACACCGGTTACCTGTCATAGCTAGTAGCTGCTTGTTATCTGAAGATGCAGTGATGAACTCAGATTGCCAACCATAAGGACTGAAGTAGTTGATCTTATTGAATCTCTTATGGTCTTCGTGAGCTTTAAGTA